CCATGAGTATTACGCTCAACGGTCAACTGCTGCTGTGCCTGTTGGCCGAAGGGCTGATGCAGATTGAAGGGCTGCGCATCATTCAGATTAACACAGATGGGATAACTGTGCGGGTGCCTCGGGCCAACAAGTATCTGGTGGATGCCGCCAGTGCAGCGTGGCAGCAGCGCACCAAGCTGAACCTTGAAGAAGCCATCTACAAGGCGATGATGATCCGCGATGTCAACTCGTACATCGGGGTGTTCGAGGACGGTAGCACCAAGCGCAAAGGTGCCTACGAATACGACATGGAGTGGCACCAGAACCACGGTGCTCTGGTCATTGCCAAGGTGGCCGAGAAGGTGTTGGTTGAAGGTGCTCCGATCCGTGAGACGGTGGAGCAGTGGCCGCACATCATGGACTTCATGCTGCGCACCAAGGTGCCGCGCTCCAGCTATCTGGCAATCGAACACGATGGTGTGGCATCACAGCTTCAGAACACGACCCGGTACTACATCGCCCAGGGTGGTGGTCGCCTGTTCAAGTGGATGCCGCCCTTGAAGGCCAAGCCCGAGGTGTGGCGCAAGATTGGCGTTGAGTCGGGATGGGGCGTGCAGCCCTGCAACGACATCCGGGATGCTGGCAAGTTGCCAGTTGATTTTGACTACTACGTGAGGGAGGTAGAGAAACTCTGCCTCAGTTTGAAATGACCCAAGGTATGAAATTCGATGGTGCAAAACATCGCTGGAGCCTTCTTCCATCAGGCACCATTCATCAAATCATTCTGGTGCTGGAATTTGGCGCTGCGAAGTATGCAGAGAACAACTGGCAGCACGTTGATCGTGGCCCAGAGCGTTACTACGATGCCCTGATGCGTCATGTCCATGCGTGGCGTGCTGGTGAAACCAAAGACCCTGAAAGTGGTCTGCACCATCTGGCTCACGCTGGGTGCTGCCTGCTGTTTATGCTGTGGCTTGATGATCGTGGGGTGCGGTGATGCTGGAAAAACAAATTGAAGCCAAGGTCTGCGACTACGCCAAGACCAAGGGCGTGCTGGCGTACAAGTTCACCAGTCCAGCCCGTGCCGCTGTACCTGATCGTCTGTTCATCGGACCCGATGGACGCATGTGGTTCTGCGAGTTCAAGCGCGAGGGTCAGGTGCCCACGCCAGCGCAGTACCGGGAGCACGACAAGCTCAGGCAGCAGATGGTCAACGTGTTTGTGATTGACAACGTGCCCGAGGGTAAGCTGATGATTGACGTGATGGTGATGGGCTTATGAGAGTCATCTCATGGTTTTCATGTGGTGCCGCCAGTGCGGTTGCCACGATCCTTGCTGCTATTAAGTACGGTGATATTGAGGCTGTTTACTGTCGGGTGGAGGAGGAACACCCCGACAACCTTCGGTTCCTTGATGACTTCACCCGTGTGACTGGCATCCCTGTCAAAGTCATTCGGGATGAACAACACGAAGGGTCGATCTACAAGGTGTTTACAAAGCGTGGGTTTATCAAGAATCAGTACGGCGCACCTTGCACCATGATTTTGAAGAAGGACATGCGTAAAGCGTATCAACGACCTGGCGACATTCAGGTGTTCGGTTACACCGTTGAAGAACAGGATCGCGCTGACAAATTCATTGACGGCAACAATGATGTGCGGGAAGACTTCATCCTGATTGACAACAAAGTGAGCAAGCAAGACTGCTATAAACATCTAACTCGATTGGGTCTGAAGCTGCCAGCGATGTATCACCTTGGGTACTCCAACAACAACTGCATCGGTTGTGTTAAGGGGGGAATGGGTTATTGGAACAAGATTCGCAAGGACTTCCCCGACCGGTTCGACAAGATGTCAAAAGTGGAAAGACTTATTGGTCACGCTGTAAACAAGGACGAAAACGGCCCGGTGTACTTGGACGAGTTGGCACCCAATCGTGGACGGTTCAAGGTAGACATGCCCGCAGATTGCGGATTCACATGCGAGGTGAAGTAATGCTGACACCTGACTTACTCCACGGCTACCAGCAAAAAGCTGTCAACTTCCAATGCACCCACCCCCACTCGATGCTATGGCTCGATATGGGGCTGGGTAAGACCGTAATCACACTGACCAGTCTGGCCCACCTGATCCGCACCCAGTTCCTGCGCGGCGTGATCATCGTGGCCCCCATCCGAGTCATTCGTCTGGTCTGGCGTCAAGAAGCTGCGAAGTGGCAGCACACAGGACACCTCAAGTTCAGCATGATCACGGGCACCAAGGACCAGCGCACCCGCGCCCTGCTGCGCCCCGCTGACATCTACATGATCAACTACGAGAACCTCGGCTGGCTCTCTGAAACGCTTCAGACCTACTTCGTTAAGAAGGATCGCCCAATGCCCTTCAACGGCATCGTGTGGGATGAGATCAGCAAGATGAAGAACAGCGCCACGAACCGGGTCAAAGCGTTTCGCAAGATCGCTGACAAGTTCGACTGGACCACGGGCCTCACAGGCACCCCGGCCTCCAACGGGTACAAAGACCTGCATGGTCAGTTCCTTGTGGTGGACAGGGGTGAGCGCTTGGGCACCAGCAAGACAGCGTTTCGCACCCGGTTCTACCGCAAAGCAGGCCCGTACAAAGAGATTCCCTATGAGGACACCGAGGACACAATCAAGAAGTTGATCGGGGACATCACGCTTGAGATGAGCGCAGAGGACTACAACCCGCTGCCCGACCTCATGGTCAACAACATTGAGATCGAGATGCCCGACACCCTGCGGGCCATGTACGAGAGGATGGAGAAAGAGTTCTTCCTGACCTTGGACAGCGGCACCACGGTGGAGGCGTTCAATCAGGCATCGCTGACCAACAAGTGCCTCCAGTTCTCCAACGGCGCAATGTACCCAGTGCCAGGGATGCCGCTGTGGGAGCCAGTGCACGACCTGAAGCTGGACGCTCTTGAGGACATCATTGACGAGGCCAACGGGTCACCGATCCTGTGCTCGTATGCCTACAGGTCAGATGCCGCCAGGATCATGGAGAGGTTTAAACACTTGGACCCGATCAATCTGACCGACTGCAAGAGCGAGGCATCGTTGACCAACGCCATGCACCGTTGGAAGACTGGCGATTGCTCCTTGATGATCGGGCACCCTGCAAGCATGGGCCACGGGATTGACGGGTTGCAGGCCAACGGACACATCCTTGTGTGGTTCGGTCTCAACTGGTCACTTGACCTCTACGCTCAGTTCAACGCCCGGGTGCGCCGCCAGGGTCAAGGGGTGCCGGTGATCTGTCACCGCATCTTGTGCCAAGCCACCTTGGACCAAGCACAGGCTTTGGCGCTGGACGACAAGGCATCAACTGAAGCAGGGTTGCGCAAAGCAATCAAAGAATATCGACAATCAAAAGGACATTGAAATGAGTTACGCAGAATACGAGATGAAAGTGGTGCAGTGGGGCGAGGCCCGTGGCATCGTGCAAAACGCTACAGCGATGTCGCAGGCCATCAAGACACTGGAGGAAACCACCGAGTTGCTGGACGCCATCAACAAGAAGAACCCTGACGAAATTAAGGATGCTGTGGGCGACATCGTGGTCACACTGATCATGGTGTGCGCTGTGATGGACATTGACTTGACGCAGTGCCTCAAGGGTGCGTACAACGAAATCAAGGATCGCAAGGGACATTTGACAAAAGAAGGTGTATTTGTCAAAGAAGCGTGATACACTTGTGTCACACCAACAACCGGAGTAAATGTCATGAAGTTAGTTCAAATTGTCCAGTCGCTGTACGCGCCACCGAGTCCCGAGTCCATTGCGCTACGGGAGCTTGAGGAGTCCCGGCGCGAGTTACTCGCTGCACACACGGCGCAGGAGTACGCCGCTGCAATGGTTGAGTTCCACAAAGGCAAGATTGCACGACTGAGTTGGTTTCTTAAGAAAACAATGGACGAGGTGCAGTCATGAGTCAAGCGCAACGAGTGTTTGAGGCCGTGATGCGCGGCAAAGGACATGATGATTTTGAGAAGTCGCCAACAGGCAAGTACTTGAACCCCGGCTTGCAAGTTCGCTGGCCCATGTTTCTTCTCGGTTGGGAGATGCGCGAGGTGTCCAAATGACTACATGCAACCGATGCGGTAAAACCGTTGGTACAAACGATTGGGACATTCACACATGCACCCCGAAGCCTGGGCTGTGCAATGACTGCGAAACCGTGGCGCATTGCCTCAAGCATGGGTGCATACCCAAGGTGCGCAGCACGATAGACATGGCCCGTGAGGCTGGTTTTGACATCACCTGTGATCCCACCGCCGGAACACCTTGGCGCACGTTTGTTGAAGGGTGGGAAGAAGAACTCAAAGCCTTTGAAGCCCTTGTTCGTGCTGATGAGCAAGCTAACGCATTTCGTGCTGGCGTTTTGTATGCCGCTAAGAAATACGCTGAGGTTTCTCAAGATAGGTTCACAGGTAATGACGTGAGTATGTTTCTTGAAATGGAGGAAGCGGAATTGTCAGACGAAGACATAGCCGCCATCCGCGCAAGGGGGCAAGCATGAACATCGTCATTTGCACAAAGTCAAACTGCCCCAACTGCACCACAGCCAAACGGTTGCTGGATGACAAAGGCATCGGTTACAACGAGTACGACATTGAAAAGAGTCCCGAATTTCAGCGCCAGCTTGCTGATATCGGTGTGCGCCAGATGCCACAGATATGGATTGAAGGTCAGCGCGTGGGTGGGTTGGCCGGGTTGCAACAAGCATTGAAGGAGTTGGGGCTATGAGCAAAGACGAAGCAGACTTGCAAGCCGAACTTGATGCCACCAACAAACAGGTGGAAATCCTGTCAGATGCACTGGCTGAGTCACGGCGTGAGGTTGCAGCGTTGACGGCTGTGCAGGAGCCTGTGGCGTGGACACTGCTTTTGGTTGGGGAGCATCACGGAATAATTGGCAAGGCTGGTGAAACATTCTTAGGGCATCCAGAGCACTATGAACGAATTGATGTTTACACCACCCCACCCGCAGCACAGCGGCCTTGGGTCGGACTGACGGATGAGCGAGTGAGGCAGCTTTGCGGAAGCGTACCAAGCATGAAAGCCGCTGTTCGGGAGGCAGAAGCTGAACTCAAGGAGAAGAACACATGACCGCAACTCGATTTGCCCCGGTCACAAACATCTTCACTGGCGAAGAAGTAATCAAGTTTGTCCCGATCCCTCAAGTCAGCACCAAGCGCAAGGGCGAAACGCAACATGACGCCAAATTCATCGTCCTGCTCGACTTCAAACAGGCGCTTTTAGTGCCAGAGTATGAGTTTGGCGGCATGAGAAAGGCGCTGCAACGCTTCTTGGACAACAAAGGTCTGCGTGCCACTGTCACCATGCGCCAGCGCAAGGACCATCGCACCAAGAGCTACACGATCTGGCTTGCCAACGAACCTCCCCAGGTCCACATCAAGCGGAAAGATTCTGAATGAGAAAGCGTAGCAAGTACCGCCCAAAGGCTCAACTTCTCGACCCACTCAACTGGGTCATCTCGGGCATGAAGTCCGTGCTGACTGCCACCGAGGTCATGAGCAACGTGCGAATCAAGAACCACTTGGCGCTGCGCTGCGTGGTAGAGGGCACGGCCACTCGCAAAGACATGAACGTATTGATCGAGGCGTTCAACGTCACCGAGGCGCTGACGAGGGTTGACGCATCACTGGGCAAGGACTGGTCGCAAGAGATCAGGGCGGGTCAGGATGCGCTGCTCACGATGTGCAAGAGGGGCGTTGCCAAGGGAGACAGGTTCGTGTTCACCGGTGCCGAATTGAACGCCGCTAACACCGTCATGGAGATTCATGACGCGCAGCTTGAACGTTGCACAGTCGCGCAGATGGAGAAAGCCCTGCACGAAATCATCAAGGACATCAACCACAAGAAAGCGAGAGCCGTTGTATGAACTGCTGCACGAATGACTGCAACCAGGGCCGTGAGTGTCCTGCCCGAGTAGCGAAGGCCAAGCCCGTCATGAGGGCTGCTGACCCACTGCCGCCGAGCATCTGGCGCTACCAACTGAGGAAGCTGGCCTACTGGATGCTGCTGGCGGTCTTGGGTCTGACCGTATGGCCGACCCTTGGTTACTTGGTGGTGCGTTTGTCGTAGACCGACCAGCCAACACCTGCCAGTGCGGCTGCACCTCCGACAATCGCGTCAACGGTGCCGCCGTCAACTCCGTACTTCACAGCGAAGCCGCCAGCCAAGGCGGTCAGGAGGTGGCGAACCAAGGCTTGAATGATTACTGCGTTCATGGGTATTCCTTCCAGGGTAATTGCCAGTGGGGTCCGTCCTTGAACCGTTTCCAGTTGCCACCCCACTCGATTGGGATCTGCAACTCAATGGATGCGGCAAGCATGGCGATGTGAATCTTGTGGTACAGGGGCCAGTCCCATCGTACCTCATCCCCGACCCAAGCACCCAGATCAACAGCGTGACCCGTCAGGTGGCGTGAGTTGAGCGTCTGACTGGCCCCAGCCTCCACCAGTGCCTTTTGACGCTCGGGTGTCCGTAAGCCTTCAAGCACTGTGAAGTCCACATCGGTGATCTTGATGGCACGCTCAACCACTTTGACCAGATCAGGGTGAACCCCTCTCAGGCGTTGCTTAGAGCGTGGGCCAAGGGAGAACACGATCAGTGACCCTTGAGCCAACTGAGACCAAAACCAATGGCGCTGGAGACGAACGAGACAAAGGCCATGCCTGCCCAGAACCCACCGCGCCCCTGGTTGGCAAGGGCCACCAGTTTCTCGACGTTGGCCTCCATCTTGTCCATCTTGACGCTCATTTCATCGAACCTGCGCTCATAGTTCTGCACGCGCTCCCAGAGCACACCATATTTCACAGGGTCGATCTCGGCCATGTCTGATACTTCCATGATGATAGATTCCGTATTTTAACGATTGAGCAACTCGTTGACGACATCTTGGTCAGACAGCATGTTGAGCTTTTTGCGTTGGAACTCGCGGGTCTTTGGACCCTGACCACCTGTCGATGTGGGGCGGGCTTTGCGGAACCGTTCTTCCAATCCTTCAACCAAGTCCAGCATCTGCTCACGCTTCATCAAGGCATCTTGGCGCAGACGCTCAGTGTTTGCACGGGCGGCGATGTCCTCAAACGCTTTGGCTTTTTGTTGCGCTTTGGCGATGGCGTCCTGAACCCACACTCGATCTTGCAACTTACTCGCAATTTCTTTGTCCGAAAGTGTTTTGAACCCCGGCGCTACTTCGGCCAGATCGACCTTGGTCTTGTCCCATGCGATGCGCTGCTCGGCTGTCATCAGCGCAGGCGACTTACCAGACGACAAGATGTCAGCGGCACCTTGCAGACTTTTACCGGTGCTCTCGATGATCTGGATGTCAGGTGTGGCTCGGCGCAGCGTTGAGTCAACAGGCACCAGCTTGCCGGTGATGGGGTCCAGATCAAACGCTGTTCCGCCACGCGCTGGCTGGCGTGCGGCTGCTTCAGCAGCCGCAGCTTGCTGCTCGGCTTGCTGACCTAGTGTGCGAGACATCTGGGCACGCCGTGCGTCCTCGGTGCGCAATGTACCCATTGTGCTTTGGGCGCTTGGTGCAGGCAGTTGAACAGGACCGGGAGCAAACCCTGGCGTGGTCACCCGTGGACCGTACTGCTCACCTTGCATCACAAAGTTTGGCGGCACAAAGGATGCCTGCGAGTAGTCGTAAGGCACCGGTTGATTGGGTGAATATACAGGTTCCACCGGACGCATTTGGTTAACCGGTGGTCGGTAGTCACGAGGAATAGCGTTTGCTGCTTGGTATTCAGGTTTTGCAATACGGCGTGCAGCAAGGCCACCAATGACACCCCCAATACCAGAACCAACAGTGGCAGTGGCTGACGGCGACATGCCTGTAGCCGTACCTACAGCATACCCCATTGTTCCAGCAGGACCACTGCGGGAAATGCTGGGCACGCGAGGAGCAGCATTTACGTCAACCACTGCAATGGTTGGAAAGTTACCAGCAACCATACCCATGTCGCGCAACGGGCCTGTCAATTGCTTACCCTCGTTGATCATTTTTGCAAACTCAAGAGGATCAACCCGACCTGTGGTTTTGTTGGTAGCCCGCTCAACGTCAAAAATTTGCCCAGACTTTTTACGAGCATCGCGGATTGCATTTAGGGTTTTAGCATCTGGCGCATTGGCGTCAATCAGTTGCTCCAATGCATTGGCGATTTTGATACTGGCTTCTGCTTCAGCCATTTTGGCGGGGTCAGGAGCCATGCCTACTTTTTGCGATTGTTGGATACCATTCGCATTACGGCGCAGTTGTCGAATGTCGTCAAGTACCGCTTGACCCGAACGCCCCTCGCTCAGAAGTTGTTGCGCTTGGTTCACCAGTCCGTCAACAGTGGCAACGGCTGCTCTGCCTCCAATCTGTTCAGGGATGCGTGCAGATTCCAACGCAGCAACCACCTCGTTGGTAGGCTGCATCACAATGCTTTTAATTGGGTCAAGCGGTCGGTTTACTTTGTCCAATGCCGCATCAAATGCTTTGGCGTCAAGGATGCTATTTTCTTCCGCACCTATGACTTTCTTGGCTTCGTTGACCCACACCCCTTCGTTAATTTTGGCAAGGGCTGCTTGCTTGTTTGACGTGCCGGTTAGAGCACCTTTAACAACGTTGCCGACTGTCGGGTTAGACACAGCGGGGTCCAATGCCGCGCCCATTCTTTGAGCGGCTTGCGCTGCTTCAATCTGTGATGCGTTTTGGTAACTCTTAGCCAGGTTGCGCGTACCTTTTGCAGAAGCAGACCGAGCGAGGGGTGCTACCAATTGCTCGGCGCTTGTTGCGGCGAGTGCGTTCCCCACATCGGTCAATCCGCGAGTTGCTGGTTTGATTGACTGAGCCAAAGCGTTGGCACCGGCAACCGGACCCATGTAGGGTGGCAACTTTGAGGCTTCTAGACCACGACCAAGCGACTCCAAAGCATCTTGAGCCATCTGACCGCGGGGCTGGTACTGAATCTGGTTTGCAATTTGTTGCTGAACCTTGGGTCCAAATGCACCTGCCAGATAAGTCAGCGGCCCTGTTACCAAATTGGCACCTACAGCAAGAGGTACCTCGGCCACGTCAAGTGGTCGATTAAACAACGTGCTCAAAAACCCTTGCGATTGAGGTTGCTGAGTTGTCTGGGTATTTGCGCCAGCTTCCGTAGGAATAGCAGATGGGCCTGTTGACGAGACATTTCCCACAACAGGGGCTGACTGCCAACTGTTACCCTCAATAACCGGAGCGTCTTGCCATCCCATTATGGTTTCCTTCGCTGTTTACCATCCGGCCCAATGAACAGTGAGCCTGACGGCAATTTGTTGTAATCGGCGTCACCTGCAATTTTGACAGGATTTGCAGCAGGCGGAGCAGCAGGCGGCTCACTTCGACCCCGAGCAACTTCACGCGAGGCTTTCAACTCCGTACTGGCTGTACCCGCAGCCTGCCGAGCAATGCTCATTTCTTGCTGCATGACATCAAGAATGGCACCCATCTGACCGTTAGAGTACGCCGAGTTAATGATTTCTCGGGCGTGGTTCTTATCCGACACCGTTGGCTGACCCGTTGGGCTAATTGCACGAGCGTATGAGTTGACGAGTGCGTTAATTGACGTGTTAAGTTGAACAATTTCTGTACCACCTGTACCCTTGGACACGGCGTTGGAAATGGCGTTGATTGTCGGAAACTCAGTTCGGCTGACCTTATCCGACAGACCTCTGACAACTTCAACCATCTTGTTGGCTTCGTTTGCAGCAGTGGACATTTTTGCTGTTTGGGTTGCCAGTGAACGCTCGGATGCTGTGGCCCCTGCCGCCGACACACCCAACTCCAACACGTTGGCTTCAGGGTTAGCAAGCAGTGTTGTTGCCAAAATTTTCGCATTTCGACCATTGACACGATTGGGGTCAAGTCGTCCTTCAATGATCGCTTTACTAATTGCGGCATTTTCAGATGGGTCAAGAGCAGCACCGTCTTTGGTTAAACGATCTTGCGCAACTTTAAGCTGACCTTGCGACACGGCCAATTGACCCGCGGACGTGTTTGCGTTCTGTTGTGCAATCCTGTTCTGCGCTTGCTGATATTCGGACATCTGCTCTTTAAAGACCTGCCCTGGCGTAAACTTACCTGTGTAATCCGTTGTACCTGTTTGCACACCGACACCGGGCACGGTCATAGACTGGAACTTGGGCAACAGTTTGTCAGCTTCCAGTGCGTGACCTGACGCCCACGCCTTGATTTGATCGGGAGGCATTTGCTGAATCTGCGCGATGTCGTCAGACATGTCTACGCCAGTCAATTGCTGATACCGTTGCAATTCGGAAACGGCTGCGGCAGGGTTAGCCATAATCCGAGTGGCTGACGATTTCAGCAACTCAAATTGAGTCTTGGCTGCTGTAAGTTTGTCGGTGCGCTGTTTAGCTAGCGCAGCTTCGGTAGCCAAGGCTTGCTTACCTAAACCGGCCTTGCGGTATCGGGCCGCCAAATCTTCCAGCGAAGCCGATCCTTTAACTGCCTCAGACTCAGCCATTGCTTCTTGTTCGCCGCGCAAAGCGTTGCGCAATTGAATATCGCTCAATTGCCGCTGTTGCTGTTGTTGAAGCAGCGCGTTTTGCTGATCTTGCCCTTGCATTAAACCTTCTGCAAAGTTGGCAGGACCGGCTTGTCGAAGAAGATTGAAGTTGACTGGCATTGTCAGTCCTTAAAAATATTGACCAAGGTCTTGGTTGCCGTATGCTAAACCAGAACCAAAGCCTGAACCACCAAGAGCGGTTTGACTAAATCCAGCTTGTCCTGCTGACCCTAAAGATGGTGTCAGATAACGGTTCAAAGCACTTCCGACTTGGCCGTAAGACGATGACCGGGCTTGCTGTGCAGCGAGAAGCGCGTTGGATGTATTGTCGCCTTGACCTATCATTGCGTTACCGGCGTTAGTGGCGTAATTTTGACCCGATGCACTCATAGCACCAGCAGCCGTAGGTGCAAACCCTGTGACGCCTGCGAGTGCGTTACGGCGCAAACTTTGAGTGTCTCGGAAACGGTTGTAGGCGTTGCCAAATTCTTGAGAGGCCATGTCTTGACCAAACCGTTGAGCCGCTTTTAAGGCGCTGCCTGAAATCAGACCTCCACGAGCAGCGGCACTGCGATCCAGCGCTTTTTGTCCTTCGGACAACCGAAAGGCGTAACCTGGGTCGGCTTGGTAATCGGCTTGCGTAAACCCGCGCACCAACTCGCCACCTTGACCGATACCGGATACGTATTCCGGCAAAGCGTTGACGCCCGCTTGGTAGAAGGGTTGTTGCCTCGCAATACCTTCTTCATACATTCGGCGCTGAAGGTCAATGCTCGACTGTGCACCAGCGTTTGCAGCGTTTGCAGCATCTTTTGCCGCACCGGATGCGCCGCCGCCTGTGACTTCCTCAACAGAGCCGCCAAGCGACGCACCTAACGCAGCGCCTGCGGGACCACCCAGAAAGAACCCAGCAGCACCACCTAAAAGACTTCCCCATCCCATAATGTTCTCCTTAATCTATTTTACCGACGCATCACAAACTCTGGACAACCAAAGTAAGCTCAGGAACACCGGGCGCTGTGTCGATGTCAACCTGGATGACAGCGTACTTGTTGCGGATAGCCTGCCGGGCGGCTTCAGCGGCCACAGCCTCGCTTGGAATGGTCGCCTTGATGTCCAAGGGTGCAAACTCAGCAGAACGGGCTGCACGGCGCTTGTCGTGCGCCACGGCTTTGGCTTTGTCAAGGTTGATGCTGATCATGCTGCGTACTCCCATGCTGCGCGGAATGTGCGATCCGTCGGGATCTCGGACACGTCCACGATTTTGAATGGCTTGCCTTCTGGCACGTCTTTGAGCGCCGCTTCAACGGATTCAGCAGGAATGATGACAGCTACGCCGCCATCGTCTGTTGGGTAAATGATGCGTTGGTTCATGGTGTTCTTTCAGCGGTGAATGGTGACTGAGATTCGATCAAAATCACCATTTGATCCTGACGTTGAAAAAGCAGTGTAAAACCTTAAACTCGACGTAGTTGGACCAGTTGATGTGTTTGAGCAAGCAACAGGAATTCCCGTGTTTGTACTACTACCATTTCCAAAAGTGAATGCATAATTTGCATCCGACATGGCGGTGGAAAAATTAACAGTGTAGTCGCCCGTACCGTTGTCCGTAATGCTGGACACGTTACCGCTGGCTCTGATTGCCACTGTCCCGGTGCCGTTGAAGTTCACCCAGGCGCGAGCACCGTATATGGGGGCTGTGCCCGTCTGCGCACCGTCCAGCTTGGCACCGGTTACGGCAGCCGCACCAATCTTGTCCACGGTCACAGCACCCGTGCCAATCTTGGCCTCAGTCACGTTGCCGTTGGTGATCTTGACTGTGGTGACAGCGTTGTCTGCCAACTTGCCCGTGGTGACGTTGAGGTCGGCAATCTTGATGGTGGTGACGGCACCATCGGCCAATTTGGCCGTGCCAATTGAGCCGTCTGCAATTGAGATAGACGATTGGTACAACTGAAACCGTGTGCCGTCATACTCAATTTGAGCAATCCGACCAGCCACCAACTCGCCGCCCACCAGCGCGGTAGACGAACCCACAAACAGGTTCTTGGCACCCAGACCATCAAGGTCAAGCGTCACAGCGCCTGTGTTTGTTGTAACAGGAACAAAACTGAGCGTCATGCCCGCAACGTAGGACGTGTACGGGGGTACCGAGGTGCCGATCAACGTGTTGGTGCCGGTGACGGTGATCAGGTTGTTGAACACCGTGGGATCGTCAATCGCCGGGATGTTGTCGTACGTGCCGATCAGCACGTTGGTCGAGGTGTACAGGGCGAACTTGTAGGTCACGCCGCTGTTGAGCCAAATCTCGAAAGGCGTGCGGCCCGCAGCGTTCATCACGATAGGGTTGGTGTTGGCCGAAGTCCCTGAACTGGTAGTCCAAGTGGTGGCCGGGGTCGTGGTGCCTGCGGTGTACACGTACAGCAAACCCCCGGCCAAAGGGGTGCCATTGCTGTCAAAGAACTGAGCGCCTGCGCCCGCGAATGCTGAAAGGTTATATGCCATGAGTTGTCCTTTGGGTCACCATGTCGAGATGGCCGTGCGTTTCCATGTGTTTGTCGCCACGCAGACGTAAATGTAATTGGTATCCCAGCAAACCTCACCCTGAGTACCCGCTGCTGTGGCGCTGGCTGGTGTTTTGTTGGGGATTGGAAGTTGGGCAGTCTGGTACAGCGACTCAAGGAACATGTACCACGGGCGGCTGACGAACCCCGTCTGAGGGTCAACGATTGCCACCCTGGCTGGAGTCAGTGGGGTGGTGTTAAGCATTGGTGCCGTCCAAGATCAGTTCAGCGCCGACAATGGCAACCTTTACCGGATCAGTGCCGGACACCTCGTACACCCGGTCCCGCAGCTTGAGGGTCATGCCCAATCGTCGCCAGAACACCCGCTTGAAGTACTCCCCGATCCTACCCATTGACGCCAAGTGTTCGTTGGACCATGTGTGGCCGCCATCGTCTGACCAGCGCAGCATGACGAGTGGGTTAACCCCAACAGTGATGTTGTTGTCCACTGCCAGATCAACGCCAGACTCAGTGCTGAGTGGTATTGACGATTCGGTGGTCAATAGGTCTACTTCTGACCCGTCACCTGACAAACCCACACCGGTTTCACAGTCGAGTTGGAGCGTGTGCTGCGTGGTGCGCTTGAGGTTGTTCTGACCCGTGGGCAACGCACGCCATGATCGCAGCCACTTCTGGATACGGTCATGGTCGGAGTACTTCTCCATGTCAAAAGCGTAGATGTTCCCGTTTTGGTAGTCACCCACGGCGTTGACGTTGTTGAAGTACGTCTGACAGTTGCTGCGGTGGCGCGTGAACTGTCCATTGATGAACCCGGCACGCTCATGCCATGCTTGGGTTGCGACATCGTAGACCCATGTGGCGTTGGCCGTGGGGAACGACAGCACGTAGAACGAGTGACCGTCTTGCTGGTACGTGTAGGCTACAGCGTCAGAAATGTCGGAATATTGTTGGATTTGCCACTCGACGGCATGGGTGCTGACCCGAGTGCCCGAGTAACCATTGGCCCGGTAGACGATGCCCTTGCCCCGGCGATCAGACCCAAGCCAGAACAAGCTGTTGTCCATCTTGGCAACCGAGAACGTGGCAGCGCAGCCGATCTCGTTGAACGCGCCGTCAATGCGCTGGAGCGGGAAGTCAGCGTTGCCCGAGTTGTACCAGACCTCAACCGAGTTGGTGCCAAACAGCCAGACCTGTCCGTGGTCCACGATGGATGACACCAGATTGTCGGGGTCTGCCTCGGCACTGGCAAAGTCCAACGGGTCCACTGACAGCGGGTCGTTGAGCGCCGTCACCCAGACCTTCTGGCTGCTTGGCTCGATGAATACGAAGTAGCCGTCCAAAAAGGATATGGTCAGCGCACCGGGGAAGTCGGGGTCGGTAACCTGGGCAAAGGCGTTGGTGATCGTGTTGTATACGTACATCGGGCCATCGCAGGCCACGACAACCTGAGTCCCGTTGTCAGACATGGACACCGGACTTGCGATGTCGTTGACCACGCCCAGCAGCGTGACAGTGTACGAATCGTCCACCCGGTACAGCGAGTTGCCCGACACCACGTATAAGTAATCGCCAACGGTGCGGATGCCCCGAATCGGACCAGTGCCTATGGTGACCAGCAGGCGCAACCCTGGACAACGGTTCAGAAACGCAGGCTCTTTGCCACCCTCGGGGACAATCTCTGGGAACAGATTGATCATCCGATTGGCAGCAGCATTGACGCTGCGGGCCACGTAGGACGATCCGAGGATGGGCGTTTTCATTGCGTTATGGTACGGTATTGGACAACTATTCGGTTAGGATACAAACCATTTGCTGTTTGTGAAAAACAACACAGCCGGAGTGTTTTGAGCAATTGTTACAGTGTTCCCCACAGATGCACTTGCTGTAAACGAAATAGACGAATTGGGGCAAATAAATGTTATCTGTCTGCCTTCCCACGCCGACCCCCCTATTGCACTCACTCCAGTTGACCCTGTGAGTCGCATTGCTGAGTTAGGTGGTACTGTGATTGACGAAGCTGACGCAACGTCTACAACCAGACTCAAGGTGCCCGGTAAAGATTCCCACAATTTGGAAGTTCCTGAACTCAGGTCACTTAAGGGCAGTCCGCCAGTGTCTCGTATTACAGTTCCGACAATTGATACGTCTGAACATCCGCTGTCAAGTTGAATACCGATGCCTGCAATGTCGTTGATTGCACCGCCGGAAACAGAAACACCGTTAGCTAACGCACCAACTCGGATGCCATGCGTGATGCTGCCATCCCCACCAATCGTGCAATTTGACACATTAAATCTGTCGCCAGCGTAGATGTAGATTGCGGCTGCTCCAATCTGTTTCATGTTGCACGAAATCTGCATATCGGAAACAAACGGTGAAAGTGTTTTGAAGCCGTCTGCGTCAAAACCGCCAAGATAACCAAACAGGCGAACATTTGACGCACCAAATGTTGAGTCAAAGTAAACACCAGTTGTGCCTCCAGCCCCTGCGCTATTGATGGTGCATTCAATTCTCAGGGAGTTGATGACACCGGAACCAACTGAACCATCTCCCCAAAACCCGTAACCGTTTGTGATGTCTATCAGCCCGCCCACAAACTCCAGATTTGTCAGTTGATCGGAGCCAGATTTTTTTAAATGAACATTTGACTGGTTGGTAGTGAGAATGTGGGTTCCATCCTGCCAATAAAAACCATCACACGACTCAATCAAAAGACCATCGTCAATTTTATTGTTTGCAACAATTCCAACACCGCTGCAATGAATGTCCCCGCCAAGCGGAAACGTAGCGCCTGAAATCGGCGACTTTCTTACACGTATGCCGTACCGACCTGCTGGAGTTCCGACCGTGTAGTTCAGATACACGTTTAACATTTCCATGTTTGCGGCACCTGAAAGCAAAATACCGCCACCCTCGGAAATCAAGCATTCAACCATAAGGATTCGTGCGCAGTGTTCAAATACGACATGCGCTGGCGAGTTGGTGACAGTCATGGCCCCTGGGGAGCCCGTTAATGCGGCTAAATCTACAAACCAGATACCTGACACCGAGTAACCGTTTTGCAAAGTGGCAGAGTTCCCAAACAGCAGCGTAGGCCCATAATCGGTGGTTCGTCTAAACTGAACGCTGTCCCTTGAGATACCTTGAATAGATACACCCCCGACAGGGACCGTTAACGTGGCAGATAAAAGATACAACCCATCAGGTACGGTGATTGTTGCACCTCCTACCAATGAGCAGGCATAAGTGATGGCCGTTTGAATTGCGGCAGTATCGTCTGCAACCCCATCACCCACAGCGCCAAAGTCTTTAACGCTGACCACATCACGCAGCTTGTTTTGGATGGTGCGAGTGGTTGCGCCAGTGCCGGACTGCAAAAACCCAAGTTGGTCAATGGATGCTTTTTTGGTCAGACCGTCTTGCACTACGGGCAGCACGACATCCGAGGCAACTGGCGAGATTGCCAAAGGCAACTGGGAAATTTTGGTGCTCATGCTATACTTCTATTCATGTTAAATGGAGTATGACTATGGAAACGTGGAAACCAGTTTTGGATTTTGAAGACTTGTACGAAGTGAGCGACATTGGAAATGTGCGCCGCATCGCCAGAGGTAAAACCCTTGACGCCGCCAAAATTCCAGACGCTAAACAAATGTTTGAACACGGCGCCACCCTTAAACAAGTTGCTGAGTTTTTGAGCACCAGCATAACCACAACCCATTCTATCAAGCTGGGTAAAACTTGGGCGGGGGACGCTGCATATCGTCCGCTGAAACCTCGCGCAGACACGAAGCACTACCTGCAAGTTGATCTTGTGCGCAACGGCAAGTACACCCGCAAACGGGCGCATCGCATAGTGTGGGAGGCATTTAACGGGCGTATTGAAGGCCGATTGGAAATAAACCACAAAGACCTTGACCGCACCAACAATCGACTGGATAACTTGGAAGTTGTTACGCATCAGCAAAATATTCAACACGCCATTGACGCCTACAAAGCCAAAGGACTTTTGCGGGCAGTCAAAGGTGTGAAAGGGTTTATTGCTGGAAAACATAGCAACTATAATTGTTAAAAATTTCCAGAATAAACATTGAACCGCTGACGAGTTGCCACCAACGAATAGGGCATCGACATGATGTCATCTGGGTTGTTGATGCGCTTCAGGTTGCGCTTGCTTGTCATGTCGATGCGCTGCACCTGTGGCGAAGGCTCCACACCAAACTCGGGTGCACTCTCCATCCCCAAGTTGTAGGCAACG